GCACGAAGTTGCGACTTGGTCATCTCCTTGAGGTCGTCGTTATTAACTTCTGCCTGCTGCTGCTCGGTCTGCTGCTGGGTTTGCTGCCGAGTTTGCTGGGCCTGCTGAGCCTGCTTGGCATCCAGCCGCCGCTGCAAAATCACGGGGAAGTGCTTCTGGTAAAACTCCTGCGGCGTGATGTTTTGCTGGAGAGCAGCGCGGCGGATAAATCCGACGACCATCGACGCATAGGCTGATGGCGTCAGAGTCTGAGCAGCATCCATGCCCTTCATCTCTTCTCGCAACTGCTTGATTACGTCCTGACGCACATCCCGCAGTTGACGCTCAAACTCCTCTATGTCTTGGAGTTCTTGCTCTGCCTTGTCACCGCGCTCTTGAATGATCTTGTCGCGGATAGCCTCCGACTTCTTGACCTCAAAGTTGGTCAGGCCGTTCTCTTCGTAGGCAGTGTGCCGTAGTGCCGTGTCACGGAACTTGGTGTTTTCAAAAGCGTCCTCCCACTCAGTCTTAGAAAGCTCAACATCGCCATCGCGCTCCGCAGCCTCATCAATCCGAGCCATCAATCCCGGGCTATTGGCTTCGATTGTGTCACGAACTTGCTTCTCAGTGACTGCGCCCTTCTTTACAGCCTCAGCCAACGCACTCTTGAAGTCCTGCGCTCTGATGTAGTAACTACTGTTGAGCGTAGTCGTCTCACCAGACTCTGCGTCTACTTGACGTTGAGCATCCCGCGCATTGCTCCTACCGCGAATCTCAGCAGCCTCTTTGGCTTTCTCGTAGTCGTAGTTTGCGGTGGCTACCTTGACGTTGTCGTTGACAAGACGAATGGCTGAAGGCACACCGCCCAACACCACCATTCCTTTAGCCGTGTGCACGAACGCCTGCTTGAATGTTTCATAATACTCAGGCTCGTATAGATTCTGAGGTCGGTAGATCTGAGAAGCCCTGGCCTTACCAAACTCACCTATGACTTCCTCAAACCCCTCAGCGGTCGATTCACCAAGGATTCCCAGTGCGTAGTCTTTGAAGATTTTGCCTGTGACTCGATCAGCAGTCTCACGACGCAAAATATCACGGCCACGGTTTTTAAGAAGTTCCCGCCCCAGTTGTTTGATTGGTTGACCGGCAAGTTTTGTGCCTACTGTTGCAAAGCCAGCAATAACTGCACCATATTTCATGGCTATGTCGCGAGCCTGAGCAGGCGTATAGCCGTCCATGACGAGGTCGGCGTATAGGTTGCCTGCCTCTAGGTTAAAGCTGGTAGCAAACGCCGTGATCCCTGCGGCCAAAGGCGCTACTACGGGTGCAGCAGGTCCAGAAACCGCACCTGCGACGTAACCGGCACCTAGTGAATAGGCCAGCGTCTCCTGCATTGTGCCCGCCAGTTCAGCGGCAGAAGCCAAAAACCCTGGCTCGCTCTGCATGTGAGCGCGCTGCAATCGACTTCGTTGCTCAATCTTGCGACGCTCGTAGGGGTAGAGGTCTCGACCCTCCAGCATGGCGCGAGTGCTGAAACTACCAATCTCTACAGTGTCACGCGAAATCTGATAACCGTTGGCGATCTCATTCCACCAGCCCTCGGTTTCAATCAAGTTACCCATGTCATCGCGCACGCGAGACACGAACTGAGACGTAACTAAATTGCGCGACAGAGTCGGATACTTATTCTTAAAAGTGTCGCTATATAACTGCTGCGCTGCAAACCTTGATTGAAAGTCAATAAGGTTGTCGCGAACATATTCAGGGTCAGCCTGATAAGTTTGAGCCAGACTCTGAACCTTGCCATCATTGATGCTAGCCGAAGGCTGAGAATATGCATTGCGCCACATCTCTAAAGGATCTGGCCCTTGCGGAAACAAAGGAGGCACTCCTACAAAGTCACCCACGACTATTGCCCTCCTGCATTTTCAGCTTTTCCGTATTTGCTATACCAAAGTTTTTCTCGATCCTCCCAACGGCTCATTTCTTCCATGGCTTCAAGATCAGCTTGAACTGACTGTCTTCTAGCAAGAAGGTCAGCAATCTTGTTCATGATTGATTCACGCTGTTTCTTCTGAGCGTTGACGTACTCTTCGTATCCTCTTTGGTTTTGATATCTTTGAATCGAGTTTCTGATACGAGTTCCTATTCTAGACAGTTTTCCTTGCTGATAACGTAAATAATTGATGCGTCCCCGCAGTTCGTCTCGTGGCTCCACGTATCCAGTATTTCGCATCAAACTTGTCTTGTCAGAAGATCGCAACTGGTTGTAGGCATTCTGTCGTTCTTTGTAAGTGGTGCCTCCACGGCCACCTGAATTAGCACGCCCTTGAAATCTTTGAATGCCAGCAGGATCACCACTCATGTCTTTAGGCTTAGGCTCTAAAGCACGATCACTGATGGAGTGATGTCCTACGATCTCTTCCCACTCTTCGTTGGTCCCGCCGTTTTGGATAAAATTGTCGTAAGCATTAACAGGCGATCCATTCTCCAAAACTGTGATTGTTTTAGAGATCTTTAAAGCGCGACCAAAATTGTCCGGAGCCATGCCAGGAAGTGGCACGTACGGATCTTCATCACTGCTAAATGTCCAATTGAAGAAGTTGACGACATGATTGCCAATCGCTTCCAATTCAAATACGTCACCTCGATCACCAATACGTTCCATGGCTTGAGCGTACGGCGTCATGTTTGCAGCTTGATTAATCGTAGATCGAAAAGCCTGACGAGCAATATTACCAGTGCCAAACATTCCGGCTATACCCGACATGGCATCCACGCCAGCACTAGCGGCAGCAGCAGCCTGTTGAGGTTGACTCATAATGCGATCGAGCCGACTAATTGCTAGAAGCTCTCTATTGTTGCGGCCTTCGGGAGTTGCTGCGGCTGCTTTGTCCTTGCCCTCCTGAATCATCTTTTCGACTTCGTCGTAGATGTCCTGTTGAGACACATAAAGGGGAGTGTCGTCAAAGGGCAGGGCTACACCAAACATTTCTTGGTTTGCCGCCATTTCGCCCATGACTTGCTGGCGAATCTCCTCGTCAGATCGCATAGCTTGCGATTCCGGCATACCCAACAAAGCTGAAGTAGGGGGGACGAATCGTTGTCGATCGCGCATCATTCGTCGCTGCAATGCTTCATCGACACGTTGTTGCTGCAATCTTTCTCGGGCAATATCAACAAGAGACCTGCCCTTGTCGCCATAGCGACCATCGTTATCTATCTCGTTTTCTAGATTGGCTGCATATCCAGATATGTGATATGCCGCCTCACTCCACCTGTTGCGTGGCTTGTTGTCTTGCGGGCTAATGTATTGACCACTGGCCCACAGTTTGGGAGCTACTTTTCGCACAGCCTCTTCCGGCGAAGAGCCTTTAGCTATTTCGACTTCAACTAAAGGCAGCAACGCTTCACGCCACCGCAATTCAATGTTGGCCTTTTGATAGTCAGACAGGTTTTTGTTGTTTTTGTAGACACTTAAACCGTGTTTGTGACCATGGCCGTATGCATATTCTTGCAACAGACCGTTCGCTAACTCTCGCTCGGTTATAAGGTTTGCACTACTACTGGCGCTCCTACCCGATCGACTGCCTTTACCTGTAGATTGACTAGAATCTAACGCCCTAATGTCTCGCAAAATCTGCTGAACAGATGTCCAAGGCATCACTGCATTAAGTCGTTCGATAAAATCTTTTGGGTCAGATTGATAATCTGCCAACGCCTTTGCAGGATTCAGTTGATAGTCGGCCCACAAGGCTCGCCCATCTGATGACCAATCATCTGATCCTGCGATTATCTTATCGAAGTTTGATTTAATGCCGAGTTGTGAAGCTAAGGATTCTAGTTGTGACGGTATTGGTTGGCCTTGATCCTTAAGAGATTGAACTTCGTCAAGAAGATCTGCTTCAGCCATCCCTTGGGCTTCACGCTGTTGTCGATAATATGACGCTGCTTGGCTTCTATATTTTTTCCATTGTGCGCTGGTGTAAACGCCAGCACGCAACAAAGCGTCCGATTGGGCATAAACTTCTTGAAGCGTAAATCCTAATTCATAGAACTCGACGATGTCCTGTTGGTCGATATCCTCGTCGCTTTTATCTAGAACCTTGTTCAAGAGTGCAAGTTTCTTAGATTGACTCATGACCCCATCCGGCACGTTCTCCATCAAGTTCTTGATGGCGGCAATCTTTTGGGGGTCTTGGCTGTCCAGTCCTTGCGTGACTACGTCCTGAAACAGCTTGTCGCGCTTGCTTAGTTCAAACACCGTGCGGGCGTTGCCTTCTAGGCCCAGTGCGTCAGCTTCTAACCTGACAAGGTCGTTAAACCTGCCGAAATACCCTAACGACTCTGGGCTCTCAGGAGCGGCAATCATCTGATCACGCAACAGTGCTTGAGTAGCCAAGTTTTGTGCCTGCTCGTCTTCAGCAGCAGCCTTCGCGTAGTGTGCCTGTGAACGCAGGCTGGCTCGATTGCGGATCTTATCGACGATCGGAGCAGCGGCTTGGCGTTGCGTGTCGTTCATCAACATGCCGCTAGCGCCCTGGTAGATCTCCTCGATCTCCTTGTTAAAGGCTTCTAAACCCGTGACGCCATCTTTGCCCTTGGTCTGCTCGTAGGTAAACAGAGCCTTGTTTACGCCATTCTCGAAAGTGTTGGCAAACTCGCGGGCTCTAGCGTTGTTGACCTTGTCCTCTGCTTCACGGCCTACAGCAGACAAGAAATTGCCTACCTGACCTAGTCGCTGCGCGTCTCGCGCTGCTTGCTGAGATTCGCCAGTGCCTTGGAAGGCAACAACGCCGGGAGCTTGGAACTGTGGGCGCGAGATAGGCGACAGCCCAACGCTAGGAACTCTGACCATGATTAGTTCTGACTACGATATTGTTGGCCCATGTATCGGAAGAACTCACTGCCAACGCGGCCAGCGGTTCCAAGCAAACTGCCACTGCGAGGTGCCATGCTTTCGATGTTGCTTGCTGACACTCGACCTAGCAAACCTTGGTTTCTGAGGTTTACAGCCTGCATGCGGCGGGCCTGAGCCTGCCTCATGGCGTTTGTGTCGATGTTGTAGGCGTCGATTTCTTTGACCAGATCAAGGCTAGCCTGTGTCTCTGCTGCCGATCCTGCGCCGATCCTGATTCCGCGTGCGCCCTGTCGGGTCAGTTGCTGCGCCATCTCCATGCCTGCACGCATGGTGAGTTGGAACTTCTGTTGCTCACCTGCTTCTAAGATGCTGACAGCCTCGTCTTCTGCCATACGGGCGTTGATGTTCGCCATGTCAGCCTGAAACCGCATGGACGACGCCTTGGACTTGGCTTCGTACTGAGCCTGCTTGGCTTGGTAGTACCTGACAATCTCGCTGTTAATGACGCTGCCGATCTGGGCTATACCACCAGCAATTTGGAAACCTTGAGCTAAATCTAGCTGCTCTTGAGTTCTAATGGCGTCAAACTGGGTTTGCATAGCAGGGCTAAACACCTGATCTTCTCCAAGCGATGACTCAATAGAAGCAGCGTAGGAACTTTGTGAATCGCCCATGTTAGTCTCCGATCGAAATCTGGGTTGTGATGTTGAGCACAGATGCAGGCGCTGCGCCTGATGCCTCAATGACAACCTGCGTGTCCTCGTCCCAGGTTGACGGGACATGCGTTCTAAACTCGCCCGTCTTGAGTTCTGTGTCTTTGAGTTCTTCGACAGACTTGGTGTCTGCCTCATCCATGCCAACCTTTAGAGCGCCACAGTCTTCGACTCTGACGGACAGTTGGTTGACGTTCTTGGTGCGGCCCTGAGCACCAGCCTCGATTTCTAGACTCATCGGTAGAGTCTTTGCCTGCGAGGTGTAGGACAGACCGCCACAGATCTTGACGGCAAAGTCCTTAAAGGTCACAGTCCCTGTGTCAGACACCGTGACGGACTCAGTGCGTTCGCCGTCTACGAGGACCGTGATGACTTGATTGGCTAAGTGAGCAAACCCTGAAAACTCTTTGCGTGCAAAAGCAAACGTAGAGGTAGGCGTGTTGATCAAGTCTCCTGGGAAGTCCGACTGCAAAGTGCCCGTTAACTGAGTTGCTGAAACAAACGAGTCAATGGTTACTCGATGCTTGCTTGTTCCAGATGTAAACTCAATCGCAGAGCCTACGTCAGCACTGCTAAAGATGCCTGGGGTAGCAGTCGATCCTGCATCGTCTAGCGAAGTAATGGTTACCGTGCTGTCTTTGATAGGCAATGCTGTGGATTGCACAGACAGCGTGCCAGTCCCAGTGTAGGTGCCATCAATGGTCACGCTGGCATCAAGATAAACAGCGTCTTTCAGTTCTTCTTCACGAACCTGGACAAGGCGTTCAATAGAACGATTGCTGCCACGTAGCACCACAACGTAAATGTTGTCGTAACTGCCTTCAGACAACGAGCAAACGCTTTCAATAGTTCCTTCGGTCTCATGCTGGTGCCAAGCCAGCACTCGCTCCTCTGGAATGTAGGTCAAGCACAACAACTTGCCGGTGCTAGACACAAACCACAGGACGGGCACAGGTGCCTTGGAGTAAGCTAGATCGTCGAGAGTAAAGCCATCAAACAAGTGAGATGCCCGAAGCGACAAGTCACCTGTTAGGTAGCCCTGCATCTCTGCGCTGAACGACACTTGCCGAGCGTGGCCTCCTCGCGCCGCACAAAACACTACCGAATTGTTGACGACCTGCGGGTGGACAGTGTTACTGCCTACATAAGACTGCTGCCGGATCGCAATAGAACTGGGCGTAATTGCGTCGCTGTTGATGGCAGTAACGCGGAACTCGCCTTGCTGCGTCATTAACAACAAGTCTTGCACAGGCACAATATGCCGGATAACGTGCGCCTCGCGAGAAGCAAGATCTACCGAAATGCGATCGTCAGGCTGAACTGGCAAGCGATAAGAAAAAGATGATTCCGTTCCCGATCGGCTCATAAACAGCGTACGAGGCAGCGCGTCAGAGCCCCCGAAACATCGTCGTTGCTCAAACCTAGCAGCCGCTCGGGGCTGAAACGACCCTTGCACATCCGCGTCAGGGATTAGCAAGGTCTGCGACAAGTCAGGTCCAATGTTGTCGTCTTCAAAAGAATAGGAAGTAACCCCTGACTGGTGATCTACTTGACCAATGAAGCCAAACGTTCCGTTGATTTCTTTATAGACGTTATAAGAGCGAGCGTTTGCTACAGCATCAAAGGTAATCGTGTTGCTGGCACCAGGAACGGACAACACGTTGTCAATAGAAAGCTCGCTTGAGGCCAGTCCTTCTTGGTTGCGTGCGTTAACAGCGGTTACTCGATATTTTTCAACTTTGTCTGCACTAGCAACAGAGTAGTAAATATTTAGGTCGGTAGGGAGTCCTTCTGCGAGTACGGGACCAGGAATTGGAAGATCAGGATATCTAACAGCATTGCCTTCAGAGTCGCTCAGACTTATGCCGTTGAGAACGTCCTCTTGCGTGTTCCCGTTAACGTCCGAGTTTTCTGTATAAAGAACATTGTAGTATTCATCATTAGTTAGCCCTAGAGCGTTCAAAAACGCCGTTTGCCCAGCACTGGTAAACACATAAACTTGATCCCCTTCTGTAAAGGGGTAACTGCCCGTTGTTTCAAACACCACAACAGTGGCAGTTCCTCCTCCTACAGATGCGGGAGCAACACTTACATTTATTACATTGTAGGCTTGGCCTCGATCAGCAGTAATGCTTGCATTTGCAGGCGCAGCCAACTCAGGCGACAAATTAATTGGACTTAAAGTCCAATTGACTACATCAAACCTTCTAAGATCTTGGGGAGGGTGATTTGGATGAGTAAATGTCACCACGTCGCCAGACTGATCGTATTCTATGTCAAATAGCTCATCCTCTACGAACGGAGAGGCGATCGTAAACGCTCCTTGATCGTCAGCAAGTTCTAAGTTGTTTGCGATAATCTCATTAAACTCACCAACGGGGGTATTTGAATATCCGGGCGTGCTTCCAAAGTCTGCTATGACCCGCAACACTCTAGAAGCATATGCAGTATCTAGCCATGTAGCCGTGCCAGTTCGGGGGTAGTCAATGTAAATGAAATCTCCTTCTTCATGAAACTGTCGAATCCAAACACGCTGGCCGCCACCAGCGTTATCAGCGTTTGGAGCAGCGGCTCTAGCAGCATCAATCTGAAGGTCGTCTACCCATGTGTCAGGATTATCGCCTTTAGCCGTCCCAACAAACTCTTTGGCTGTTCGCAGGCCAAACTCTAAACCTGGGCAGTTAGCCGTCCCTCCTGCCGTGTAGTCAACGTAAAGAGGTTGAGGAATGCCGGGTAGGCGCACGAATGAGCTTTGACCTTGAGAGGCGTTGGTGATCCTGTAGACAAGCTCTACACGTTCGCCTTGCTGCCAGTCGTTAAATTGACTCGTTGCAGTGTGAGTCCCAAATGACAAACAAAAACTCGATACGCCTTTGGGCTGCCAAAGAGTTACGGGCGTAGCTACGCCATAAACAAATCGGCGATATTCTTGAGCGGGACCAAACTTGCCTGCGACTCCACCGTGTTTGAAAGCGTAAAGGTTAAAGCCAGGAAATCCGTTGCCTAGCGTTCGCACGCTGCCAGTAGGAGCATCTAAAACCTTGATGCGCTTTGTATCTACGATGTCTACGTAGTGTTCTGTTGATCCAAAAGATCCGGGGTAGAGGTTGAACGGCGTCGGTAGAGATCCAAACGCATCTGCTAATGTGTTTGGGTTATCATCGTCTTCTGCGTAAAAAACAATTCGCTCGCCTTGAGTGAACCCGTGAGGTTCATTGAAAGTAATCGTGTTGTCAGAGACCTGAAATTGAAACTGCCTAAAGTTGGCCCAGACAACTGTTTCTCCGTTTGAGTGAAGCCTGATCTTTTGATCAGTCAACTCAATAGCCAACTGCTGATCCACCGAAAAAGTAAACGGGATTAGACGAGATTTTTTTGCGCTGTCTAAACTGCTAGCAACTCGTTGAAACCCAGGGCGACGACGTATGCCACCTCTAGGGTCTACTAGCCAGTTCTTGCAGGTCGCAAGGCCAGACTGATATTGCTGCGCGTCGATACGCCCATACATCTGAGTGTCGATTTCGCCGCCAGCGAACGACAACTGAAGTTTGCGGGTCTTTGGCATGACTAGCGATCCCAGGGGTTGGTGTTGGCGTCTACGACAGGCTTTTCGCGAGTAGTCCGACTGTCGAAGGCTGCGGCTTTTTGCATGTAGAACTCAGCCATTTGACCAGCATTCCTAACCGCCCCCATGCCTTCGTCGCCTTTGATCAACGCACCGGCAAGCATGCTGGCTAGTTGCCAAGAAACCGCGTAAACGAACATCCTAGAGAACTGAGACGAGTCGGTGACCTTGGCTTGGTATCGAAGAACTGCATCTTGCAAGTTGCAGTAGATGATCCGGTCGTAGTCATCGTTTAGCTCGATGACAAACGGTTGCGGAATCTTGATGCCCGCACTGACTTGGTCGTCCAGCGAGTCCTTCGCGATGACGGAAATCGCTCCCGCGAAGTCAGACGGCAGCCGGTAGGCATACTCAAAGTCTGTTCTTCCGCTAGTTGTGAGAGCAACCAAAGCAGACTGCTTGATGGTGAAGTCGTAGCGATGTCGCTCCAAGCAGAGGTCTCTAGCCACGGGGTAGTAACGAGCACATAGATCGGCTTGGTGGCTTCCATCTGAAGGATTAA